CAAGGCCCTTCTGCGCGAGCTGAACGCCCGCGTATTAAAGGAGCTGTACGACGAGTGCGTGCGGGTGGTGGACGGAGATCTGGAGGTGACTCGATGAACCCCATCAAATGGTTTCGCCAGGTGCTTGGCTGGGGCAGTTCTGCTGCCGCCGAACAGGGGCTATCGGCTCAGATACTAGATCAAGCGGCCCGGACTACCACTGTCTACGGGCCACCACCATTCGTGATCGGTAGCCCTTACCCTGAAGCTTCCAGGATCGCAGCGTCTCTACGCGACTTTCCAAGCGACTGGGGCTGGCGCATGAAGGGCTATGAGCTGGAGCATAAGCCCACTGGATTCGTGATCTGGGTGGCCAATGAGGACTACGGCCTGGCTGAGGTATTCAGTGGGCACAAAACGAGGTTCAAGCCCGAGGAACAGGCAATCATCTGGCCTGCTGCTCAGGCCTGGCTGGCGTCCTGTAAGACCGGTTTCACCGGCCGACTGCCCAAGGTGAGGATCGGCTTCGACGACGGCGGCTGGTGGTGCAGCACGGATGGTCACCCTTGGGTAGGGCGTGGAGGCTCGCCAGCCCACGCATACCAATCCTGGGCTAGGGCCGTATCGGTGGAGGCGCGTACCGACCAGCGCCCCGGTGAAATTCTGCACGTATGGAGTGCCGCACGATGAGCAACGTTACTGCGGCCCTGCCGCGCAAGAGCCTCACCTCCGTTGAGTGCAAATTCCTCAAAGTGGGTAACCGCATGCTCCTGGAGCAGAACAACGGCCGCATCGCCTCGGCAGCGCTGATGGATATCGTGGCTGACTGGCACGCTGCCCGCGCCAATGTGGGATTCGAGCAGTTTGCCAAGGGATGGATCACCGAAGGCAACGCCAAGAACAAACACGCTGACAAGCTGCTGCGCGACCTGTTCGGCCTCGACACCGACCCTACGCCCCGGAGGGCTGCATGAAGAAAAGAACCTACGTGGACAAAGCCCTTGGCGACACTGAGTACATGCTCGAGCAGTGGGGTTTCTGGCGGATGTGCGAGATGGGCGTTCCCCGGTACGTTTCACCCCTCTATGCGCTTATGCGGGACAACGTCCCCTCTGTGGGCGGCGTACGACAGCACGTAATCACGGATGATCTGGCCCTGGTGGTGGACGGCGCCGTGGCTCGGCTGGTGAAGCGCAACCAGCAGATGGGTGATTTCGTATGGGCCTACTACGGCTACAAGCACCCCGCAATGAGGGTAGGCCGGGAAGCTGGCATGTCGGAACGCAAGGCGCGGGAGATAATCAAGGCCGGCGTGGCATGGATCGATTGCGCGCTCGAGGAAATTCGAGAGGCTGCATAAAAAGTTCTATGCGGGCGGATAAACACCTGTTTTCATAGCAGCGTGTCCAGCTTGCAAGCAACGTGACACCTACAAACCCTGGCTACTTGGCTGGGGTTTTTACATTCAGAATTTGCATTACAGCGGAACGAATTGATGGCACTCTGATTCTGATAGCTTGCTAAAAAAAACCATCAGGATTTTGTGATCATGAAAAAAATTATCACCGCTGCGGTGTTAGCTTTTTTGGCTACCGGCACACAGGCTGCTGACCTTTCTGGCGCAATCGGGGCGACAAGCCAGGGCGGCTTGACTGCTCGTGCAGCTGTAGGTTTTGACTGGGACAAGAGCTGGTTTGAAACCAACACCGGCCGCTTAACCGGCTACTGGGATGCTGGCTACACCTACTGGGAAGCTGGAGACGCTTCCGGTGGAGCTCATTCGCTGTCCTTCTCCCCTGTGTTCGTTTATGAATTTGGTAGCGGTAACGTGAAGCCGTTCATCGAAGCGGGCATCGGGTTGGCGGTTTTCTCTGGTACCTCCGCTGGCGATCAGGAATTTGGCTCGGCCTTCAACTTCGAGGACCGCATCGGCGCGGGCTTGAAGATTGGCGAGACTCAGAAAGTCGGTATTCGAGCAATACATTACTCCAACGCTGGCATCAAACAGCCAAACGATGGCATTGAGTCGTACTCGCTTTTCTATAGCCACCGGATTTGATTGGTTGATCCCATCTCGTCCGTTATGCGCGGACGAGACGGGTTTTAGGCATAGAGCGTGATACGCACATCGGAAATGCCCAAATCGGCGACCGCCCTAGCCAGTTCTTCATGAGCGACAGGGAACGGCACGCGCATTGCCGTCACGGGATCTGTATGGGCATGCAGCCGCAGAAGCACAGCGAGAGCGTCATTCCGGCGAAATGACGTCGGCGAATCGCAAACCCAAAACCGGGCATGTCCTTTAAGGTTGTAGTCGATTTTGTATTTCATGCGATGCTCGATTTTTCCCAATGAACATCGGTAATGCCGTAACGCTCCGCCAACGGCCGCGAGATTTTTTTTAAGTCAGCCGTTCTGAATCTGGGAATCACCCCGACGCCCGCATCACAGGCGGCCCAATGCCAGGCTTCCGCGTTATCCATTTTTTCTGTACGGATGATAAAGCTGCGCGCCTCACCATGAAGCTGATACTCAATGAGGAATAGCGATTGGTTGAGCATTTTCTGCGTCCGATAAGAGGCCGATCCGGTCATCGATTCTTTTAGCGTTCAGATGAAGATAAGGCAAGGTCGATCGTCCCCCGCCGACTATCTATGCGCTCTACATCATAGTTTGGAGATAAAATGGACCCGACCGACCTCGGCCCAGGCACAGCCACCTGGCTGGGCGGTACGGGCACCGTCCTGCTGGGCGGCTTCCTTTGGCTGCGCAAATTCCTATCGAAAGATGCGACCGATCGCGCAATGGACAACGCCGATATCGGCACGGTGCGCCGCCTAAACGAACTGCTCGACTCGGAACGCGAGGCCCGCAAGCTTGCCGAGGCCCGGGCCGATCAGTTCGCCAAGGAGCGTAACGACCTAGCCGCCACCGTTGGGCGCATGGAAGGGAAGATCGAGGCTCTGACCAGCCAGGTTGGCCAGCTCACTGAGCGTGTCTCGCTGCAAAGCGAAGAGATCGCCCGCTTGCGCACCAAGCTCGGAGGTATGTCGTGATGGACAGATGCGCACTTGAATTCATTGCTCGCCGCTGGTGGCGTCGGATTGAGGTTTGGGTAATCGCCCTTCTGCTCGTGGTCGGTGGCGGTTTCGGCGGCTATCAACTCGCCCAGTGGGCACTGGCCCGCAGCTACCTGGAGCAAGTCGCCGAGATACGCGCCGCTTATGACGAAGCAAGCCTACAGCGCGACCAGCGCCTGGATGAACTGGCCAGGCAGACGGGTAGTGCAGCGGCCAAGGCGTCGAAAGCCGCAACAACAGCCACCCAAGCAGCAGACAAGGCAGACCAGGCTGTAGACAGGGCAGGGGAAGCGCTCAATCGCGTGACACCCTGATCCGCGCCACAAAATCGACAAGCGCCGTTTCGTGGCGCGAGGAATCCGCATGGAAAAGAAACCCCTGATCCTTGGTCAGGAGCTTGGCCAGGCTGTCTGCCAGGTGCTTGGCCTGGACGCATCGAAGATCACATCCATCACCATTCGCATGGAGCCCAATACCGCTGCTTCCGTCGAGGTGGTCAACACCATCAGCCAGGTGGAAGGCGAGAAGATCGCAGGCGCCTTGGGGGTCTACGGCCTGACCCGCCGTGGCATGTGATGGCCTGTAGTGGATGCGCCGCCCGGCGCGAGTGGTTAAACAAATGGACCAAGGTGGCATATGAGCGAGCAAGAAATCTTTACACCACAGATCGAGAGCCTGAGCCCGAAGAAGGGCGACCTTCTGGTGGTCAGCGTTCCATTTCCAATCAAGGCGGAAGTACGCGAGCGGCTGACTCAGCACCTGGCGGGGACGGCTGATCGACTCCAGTGTGAGCTGGTCGTGCTTGAGGCGGGCATCACTGCCCAGTTGCAACCTAGCGTGAGCGACCTGCTGGCTGAGCAGCAGAAGCAGACCGCGCTTCTCGAGCAGATCGCTACCCAGAACCTAGCGCTGATCGAGGCGCTGGGTGACGGTGATGATGTAGACCCGGATGCTGTGCCCCAGAATTACCTGGATGGGACACCATGCCGTTGAGGCCTCAGCGTCCATGCCGGGCCCAAGGATGTCGAGCGTTGCACCGCAATGCCAGCGGGTACTGTGACACCCACGCTGTACAGGTAAAGAGCTTCGTTAGAGAGAGGCCACGCGAAAGCTCGACAGCTCGCGGCTATGGGTACAAGTGGCAGCAGGCTCGCGCCGGGTTCTTGGCCAAGCATCCACTGTGCGTCAAGTGTCAGGCGCGCGGCTTGGTAGTTGTGGCCACGGACGTTGACCACATTGAGCCTCACAAGGGTGACATGGTGGTGTTCTGGGATCGGTCGAATTGGCAGGCCCTGTGTGCCTCTTGCCACTCGACCAAGACTGCCGGTGAGGATGGTGGTTTCGGCAACTCCCGGCAAAGCTGATCAAAAATCGATCAAAATAGCCGTAAATGAGATTGATTCTCTTGAATGGGGAGGGGGAGGGTAGAAAGTTCAGGCCCTCTCGTTTCTAGACCGCGCCCTCAGTCGTTTTTTTACACCCGCGAAATATAAACTTTAGTGGAGGCGCCGATGCCAGGGGTTGCCGGGCGGTCCGGCCGTCGCCCAAAACCCACGGCCCAGAAGGAGCTTGCCGGTAATCCGGGTAAGCGCAAACTGAATAAGGATGAGCCGGACTTCGCTCTGGTTACCAATGTCGATCCTCCTGAGTGGCTGTGCGAGCACGCCACCCGGGTGTGGCAGATGCTGGTGCCGGAGCTGCTCCGTGCCAAGGTCCTCGCGCTCACCGATCTTCACAATGTCGAGGCCTTCTGTACTGCCTACGGCAACTGGCGTAAGGCCCAGGAGTCGGTGCGCACCCACGGCATCGTGGTCGCGGGAGCCACAGGCGGCCCGGTGAAAAATCCGGCGCTCACCGCTGCAAACGAAGCGATGCGCCAGATGGTCACTTTTGGCTCAATGCTGGGTCTGGACCCGGCCAGCCGAACCCGGATCATCGGCGGCAACAAGCAGAAATCCACAAACGAGTTCGCAGCCCTACTGAGTTCCTGATGGCCAGAGCCAAATACACCAACGTCGACAAGGCGATGGCGTGGGCGAAGTCCGTCCTGAAGGGCAGGTTTCCTGCTTGCCGCTTCATCCGCCAGGCGATTGAGCGCCACTTCGACGACGTTGCAGCGAGCCGGTCGAAAGACTACCCATACAAGTTCGACCCGGCTAAGGCTGAGAAGAAGCTGCGCCTAATGCAGCTACTGCCGCACACCAAAGGTGAGTGGGCCTTCAAGCGGCAGCTGATCACCCTGGAGCCGTGGCAGCTTTTCGGCTTGGCATGCACCTTCGGCTGGGTGCGCAAGAAGGGCGGGTACCGGCGGTTCCGCGAGAGCTATTGGGAGGTGCCGCGCAAGAACGGTAAGTCGGTAATCGCCGCAGGCGTCGGCATAAGCATGTTCACCGCCGACAACGAGTTCGGCGCCGAGGTCTACTCCGGTGCTACCACCGAGAAGCAGGCGTGGGAAGTGTTCCGGCCAGCAAGGTTAATGGTCAGCCGGTCGCCAATGCTGATCGAGGCCGCTGGCATTGAGGTCAATGCCTCGAACCTGAACATCCCCTCCAACGGCAGCCGGTTCGAGCCGCTGATCGGCAACCCTGGTGACGGTGCATCGCCGTCCTGCGCGATCATCGACGAATTCCACGAACATGACAGCGCGGCCCAGTATGACACCATGCTGACCGGCATGGGCGCCCGCCGCCAGCCGCTGATGTTCATCATCACCACGGCTGGTGCGAACATCGAGGGCCCATGCTACGACAAGCGCCGCCAGGTCATTGAGATGTTGAACGGCACCGTCCCTGACGACGAGCTGTTCGGCTACATCTGGACCTTGGACGAGGGCGACGACTGGACCGACCCGAAGAATCTGGCCAAGGCCAACCCGTGCATGGGCGTATCGGTGTTCCAGGAGTACTTGGAAAGCCAGCTGGCGCGTGCGCTGCGCTCGGCCCGTTTTACCAACACATTCAAGACCAAGCACCTCAACCTGTGGGTGAGCGCCAAGACCGGCTTCTTCAACATGGAGAGCTGGAAAGCCTGCGAGGACAAGACCCTTACGCTCGAGCAGTTCGAGGGCCAGGAGTGGATTGCGGGCTTCGACTTGGCGCGCAAACTGGACATGAACTCGCGGGCGCGGCTGTTCTGGCGCGAGATCGACGGCAAGGTCCACTACTACAGCGTGGCGCCGGCATTCTGGGTGCCCGAGGACACGGCTAACGACGTAGACAACAAGCGGATGACCGAGCGTTTCCAGGCCTGGGTCAACACCGGGCACCTCACGGCAACCCCCGGCGCCGAAGTGGATTACCGCGAGATCCTCGAGGACACCAAAGAAGCCAACAAGCTGGCGCCGATCCGGGAGAGTCCAATCGACCCACATGGTGCTACTGGCCTCAGTCACCAGCTGGACGACGAAGGGTTCTGCCCAATCACCACCACGCAGAACTACACCAATATGTCGGACGGCATGAAAGAACTGGAAGCAGCGATCAAGGCGGGGCGGTTTCACCACGACGGCAACCCGATCATGACCTGGTGTGTCGGCAACGTGATCGGCAAGTACCTGCCCGGCAACGACGACGTGGTGCGGCCGATCAAGCAGGGCGACGACAACAAAATTGACGGCGCCGTGGCGCTGATAATGACGATAGGGCGAATCCTGGCGAACGCACCCCCTCAGGGCTCTGTCGACGACTTCCTTTCCAGACCGATGAGTATGTGATGGCAGATACCGACTACAGCATTGACCTGCGCACCCGTAGCCCATTCTGGGCGCGCATGGCGAGCTTCTTCGTCGGCGGCCGTCTGGTGTCGCCAGAGAAGGGTTCGCAGAGCGGCCCTGTGTCCGCTTCTGGGGTGGTGGGCGACTCGGTGGTGAGTGACGAGCGATCGCTGCAGATATCTACGGTTTTCGCCTGCGTCCGCCTGATCTCTACGGTCACGGCAGGATTGCCGCTGGATGTCTTCGAGACCACTGGCGATGACCGGCGCAAGGTGGGTACGGATAACCCACTTGCGCGCCTGCTGCGCTACAGCCCCAATCAGTTCATGACGGCTGTGGAATTCCGCGAAGCCATGACCATGCAGCTCTGTTACTACGGCAACGCCTACGCCCTGATCGAGCGGAATAGCGTCGGGGATGTAGTCAGCATGATGCCCCTCATGTCGGTGAACATGGACGTTCGTCTTGAGGGTAAGCGCGCGGTCTACCGGTATCGCCGGGACAATGAATACGCAGACTTCAAGCCGGCGGAAATCTTCCACCTAAAGGGTTTTGGCTTCAACGGCCTGGTTGGCTTGTCGCCTATCGCTTTTGCGGCAAAGACTGCCGGGGTTGCGGTGGCGATGGAGGATCAGCAGCGAGACTTCTACGCCAACGGCGCCAAGTCGCCTCAGCTGCTGATGACTGGCGACGGCAAAGTGCTGAACAAGGAGCAGCGCGCTCAGGTCGAGGAGAACTTCAAGGAGATCTCTGGCGGTCCGGTGAAGAAACGGCTGTGGGTTCTTGAGGGTGGTTTCACGACCCAGGCCATCGGCGTCAGTCCCCAGGACGCGGAAACGATGGCCGCTCGCAAGTTCCAAGTCAGCGAGCTGGCGCGATTCTTCGGTGTGCCGCCTCACCTGGTGGGCGATGTTGAGAAGTCGACCAGCTGGGGCACGGGTATCGAGCAACAGAACCTGGGGTTCCTGCAGTACACCCTGTCTCCGTACCTCAACCGCTGGGAGTACGCCATCAAGCGGTGGCTGCTCAAGCCTGGCGACGTGGGGCGTTATCACGCGGAGCACAACATTGACGGCCTGCTGCGCGGCGACTCAGCCGCCCGCGCTGCCTTTATGGGCACGCTGGCGGACAAAGGCCTCCGAACCATCAACGAGCTCAGGCGGCTGGACAATATGCCACCCCTGCCTGGGGGCGATGTGGCTACTCGGCAGTCGCAGAACGTGCCAATCACCCAACTCGGTAACCCAGACCCCGCATCCAGCGGGGTTTGATATTTCTGGAGGCAGCAAATGCCAAGCGTTTGCAAGACCCTGGCCTTCGAACAGGCCGCAATCAAGTTTGCCAACGGCGGCGCCCAGGGCGTGTTCGAGGGCTACGCCAGTGTATTTGGGGTGGTTGATGGCGACGGCGACATCATCGAGCCCGGAGCTTTCGCCCAGGCGCTGAAGACACAGACTCGTCCCGTGGCCATGTTCTTCAACCACCGTCGCAATGAAATCCCAGTGGGTAAATGGCTGGACTTGTCCGAGGACAGCAAAGGCTTGTACGTGCGCGGTGAGTTGACGCCCGGCAACCCTCAATCTGAGGCGCTCAAGGCCGCCATGATCCACGGCACTGTGGGTGGAATGTCGGTTGGGTTCAGCGCAGCCAAGCAAGATGTAACGGCGATAGCCACCGGCTACTCATTCAAGAGTGCAACACGCCTGACCGAGATCAGCGTGTGCACCTTCCCGGCCAACGAATCGGCCACCGTTTCCACGCTCAAGAGCATGGAAACCATCGACAGCATCCGCGACGCGGAAAACTGGCTGAGAGATTCAGCCGGCCTTTCCAAGTCCGAGGCGCAGGCGTTCATTGCCCGCATCAAGTCCGCAGTTCGGAGCGAGTCCGAAGGCGGCGACGACATCGCCGCGCTCTTGGAGCGCATCAACACCTTCCCCAAACTCTGAACCGAGGATTTACCCATGTCCGAACTGGCCCAAGTCCAGAAGGCGATCGAAACCGCACAGACTCGCATGACCGAGCTGTTCGATGCCCAGAAGAAAGAAATCGAAGCGAACGGCACTGTCAGCAAGCAGCTGCAGGCCGATCTGACCACCGTTCAGGAAGAACTGAAGACCGCAGGTACCCGCCTGTTCGACATCGAGCAGAAGCTCAGCGCCGGCAACCTCGATGACCCGGCCACCAAGAAAAGCTTCGCTGCCCAGACTGCCGAAGACCTGCAAAAGTCCTGGGATGGCAAATCGTCCGGCAAGGTCGACGTTAAGAGCTTCGACAAGCAGCTGGGCAGCGGCGCAGCATCAGCTGGCGCCCTCATCCAGCCGCAGGTCAACCCTGGCATTTTGATGCCTGGCCTGCGCCGCCTAACCATTCGCGACCTGCTAGCCCAGGGGCGCATCAGCTCCAACTCGCTCGAGTACGTGCGCGAGAACGTTTTCATCAACAGTGCTGCGCCGGTGGCCGAGGGTAACCTCAAGCCTGAGTCGAACCTGACCTTCACCAAGGAAACGGCGACCGTCAAGACCATTGCCCACTGGATCCAGGCCTCGCGCCAGGTCATGGACGATGCACCGATGCTGGAATCCTACGTCAACAACCGGCTGCTGTTCGGCCTGGCGCTGGTCGAGGAAGGCCAGATTCTCAACGGCGACGGCACCGGTGACAACTTGCTGGGCCTGAACAAGGTGGCCACCGCCTACGATGCCAGCCTGACGGCGGAAGGGGACACCCGCGCGGACATGATTGCGCACGCGATCTTCCAGACCAGCGAGTCGGAGTTCGAAGCCTCCGGCATCATTCTTAACCCGCGTGACTGGCACGCCATTGCCCTGCTCAAGGATGCCGACGGTCGCTACATCTTCGGCGGCCCTGCAGCCTTCGCTGCCAAGGTCATGTGGGGTCTGCCCGTGGTGGCCACCAAGGCGCAGGCCCAAGGCACATTCACGGTGGGCGGCTTCGACCTGGCGTCCCAGGTATGGGACCGCATGGACGCCACTGTCGAGGTCAGCCGCGAGGACCGCGACAACTTCGTGAAGAACATGCTGACGATCCTCTGCGAAGAACGCCTGGCGCTGGCGCACTACCGCCCGACCGCCATCATCAAGGGTTCGTTCGCTGCTTAATCAACCGAGAGGCCGGGGCAGGTAACTGCTCCGGAATGACCATGATCAAGATTCGAGCACTTCGCCAATTTTCCCACTATCACGCTGGCAACTTCGACCAGCACGAGGAGCGGCAGGTTGATGACTCTGCCGCCGAGGCTTTAGTGGGCATGGAGCTTGCTGAATACGTCGATGGCCCGCCCTCCACTGAGCCAGAGAGCTCCACCAAGGCAGGTCGCAAAAAATGACTGTAGCCGCCCAGGATTTGGTGCCGCTCGAGACGGTCAAGAAGCACCTGCGTGTGGATGATGACAGTGAGGACGTTTTGATCGAGCTATACGCGGAGTCGGCGCTGTCCTGGGCACTGTGGTACTGCGACAACCCGAAGCTGGTCGAGGTAGAAGATTTTCCTGCCAGCTTCAAGGCCGCGCTTCTCCTGTTGATCGGCCATTCCTACGCCAACCGTGAGGCGATTGTCACCGGCACCATCGCTGTGGAGTTGCCGTTAGCGGTAGAGTCCCTGCTGTGGTCGTCCCGCGACTGGTACGGTCCACGAGATGAGGTGCAGCCATGAGAGCAGGCGACCTTCGACATCCGATTGTTATCGAGCACAGAGCGGCTGCGCGCGACCCAGTCACTGGCGAGTTTGGTGAGCCGACCTGGCAACCCTTTGCCCGCACCCGGGCTGCGATTACGCCGCTGTCTTCCAAAGATCTGATCGCTGCCAAGGCGGCCCAGTCGGAGGCGACAGCGCGATTTGTGATTCGGTATCGCCCGGGCGTGCTATCGACCATGCGTATCCTTTGCCGGGGCGAGGTGTACAGCATCGAGGGGTCTCCGCTCGAAGATCCCGTGTCGGGCCGGGAGTACCTGACGCTGCTGGTATCGAAGGGGGTGCGTGATGGCTGACACCATCGAGTTCAGCCTGGTTGGCCTGGATAGCCTCCTGGGAAAGCTGGACGCCGTAAGCTACGACGTGAAGCGCAAGGGTGGTCGCGCTGCCCTGCGCAAGGCTGCTCAGCTGATCGCACAGAAGGCCAAGGAAGGCGCCGAGCGTTTGGACGACAAGGAAACCGGGCGCTCGATCGCGGACAACATCGCGTTGCGGTGGAACGGCCGCCTGTTCAAACGTTCGGGTGACCTCGGCTTTCGGGTCGGGGTGCAGCACGGCGCCGTGCTCAGTGAAGGTGGCGACCTCAGTGCCAACTCACCGACCCCGCACTGGCGTCTGCTCGAGTTCGGTACCGAGAAGATGGCGGCGGCCCCGTTCATGCGGCCCGCGCTGGCGGACAACATCAGCGAGGTCACCAATACCTTTCTCACCGAGTACGAAAAGGCGATCGACCGCGCCATCCGGCGTGCGGCCAAGAGGGCACAGAGTTCATGACGCCGCCAATCTTCCAGGCCTGCGCTGCCAGCGCGGCCGTTACAGCGTTACTCGGCAGTGGCGCCGACCTACGCCTCTATTCGTTCGGCGAGGCGCCCCAGGGCGTCGCTAAGCCCTACGCGGTGTGGCAGCTGATCGGTGGCAGCCCGGACAACTACTTGGCCGGCCGACCTGATGTTGATAGTGCAAGACTGCAGGTCGACGTATACGGCACCACCGCTACCTCGGCCCGGCAGGTCCGGGACGCGATCCGGGACGCCATCGAACTGCGCTCCAACATCACCAGATGGGGTGGGGAGGGGCGCGACCCTACCACCAAGAACTACCGAACCAGCTTCGATGTGGACTGGATGGTCCGCCGATAAATGACGCGGCCGAGCCGCAGGAGAAGTAAATGACAAGTAGAAAAGCACGCCATGACTCGGCTCTATCACCATTCCTGGTTTGTGGTGATGGTCGGGTCTACATCAGCAGAGCACTGATTTCGGACGCGACTATCACCAAGGCCAAAATTACTGGCCGGTCTCGCGCTGCTTCTTAGCGAACTCTTCCTCGCTCAGTACAGTTGGCAGAGGGACGCCAGGCAGAGCCTTCTGGAAAACCTCCAGGACGATGTTATCGCCGCTTCCCTGCTGTCGGGAGGCGTAAACCGCAGCACCCAGATGAGCCTCAAGTTGGATTGGATCAACCTTCGCCAGTACACGGCTTAGCGCAAGCAGGGTGTTGTTGATTTGGTTGAGGGCAGCGTCCAGCGGGTTAACTTCGTTGGTGCTCATGCTTTGTCCTTGATCGTAGTGCCCCAGTCCATGGGCTTACCAGCGATGGCCGGGGCGGTTTTTGGGAGGCACAACGCTACTACGGCTTTTGGCCGGCCCGTTACTGGGTTTTCATCCACTCTGGATACCCAAACAGCTCACCCAGCCCGCCTTGCGGGCATTTCTTCGTCCGACAGGAGACCACCATGTCGATTTTGACCCAAGGCACCAAGGTGTACGCCCTGGTGCCGCCAGCTTCCGGTACCGGCTCGCACACCGTTATGCAGATTGAGTGCGCCACTGCGTTCAACCCCGGCGGCTCGCCTAAAGAGCAGATCGAGGACACCTGCCTCGAAGATAGCGAGCGCAGCTACAAGCCTGGTCTGCGCACGCCAGGTCAGGCATCGCTGACCATCAACGCCGACCCCAGCAATGCCAGCCACATCCGTCTGCATCAGTTGGCTGAAATGAATGGCGACACCACGATGAAGTGGGCCGTGGGCTGGTCCGACGGTACTGCGGCTCCCACCGTGAACACCGCTGGCGATGACTTCGAGTTGCCTGATAGCCGCACCTGGTACGTGTTCCAGGGCTACGTGTCAGACTTCCCGTTCGATTTCGCGGCGAACTCGGTGGTCAGCACCGCGGCCACCATCCAGCGTTCGGGCGGTTCGGCCTGGATCCGTAAGAAGGCAGGCGCATGATGGAACTCAGTATCTCGAATCTGAAGAAATCCAACGCTTTCACGGCTCGCCCGGTCGCCAAAGACCTGGAGTGGAACGGCAAGAAGTTCACCTGCTACGTGCGCCCCCTCTCCTACCAGACGGCCGTGGGCGACATCGCCGCGCACCGCGGTGCCGACCCGCTGGCCTGCCGGATCGCTTCGAGCATCTGCGATGCTGATGGCAAAGCGGTGTTCACCGTGAGCGACATCACCGGTGAGGCCGATCCGGAAAAAGGCGCGCTCGATCCTGACCTGACCAACCTGCTGCTTATCGCCATCGGCGAAGTGCAGAACGGTGCAGGGCAGGGAAAGAAGAAGCGCTAGAGCCGCTCGATGAGCTGTGGTGCGAGTTGGTGCTGAACGGGATAGGCGGCCGCACCATTGCCGAGGCGCAGGAGAACATGACCTATCCCGAGTTTCTTACCTGGGTGAAGTACCGGCGCCTACGCGGGTCGCTTCACCCTGGCATGCGCTTTGAGATCGCCATGGCGCAGTTCCAGGCCAACTACTTCAACGGCAGGACGGGGAAGGGCGCGCCCACCCTGTACCAGCAGGACTTCGCACCGCACATGGACCCACGGGTGCAAACGCTCGAGGAGGCAATGGAAAGCTGGAATTGAAGTCGCCCATGGGGGAAGATCTTCGGTTCGCTGAATACTATGGAGGGATGAAAGTGACCAGATTTTTGGTTATGGGACTGATGCTGATATCAGCGACCTGCGCTGTGTCTGCCGAAAGGATACCGGCGACGTCTGCCGATCTGGCTGGAATTAAGGTGGCTATGGACGACGTCCTGAAAGATGCCGACAGCGCGAAGTTGAAAAATGTGTTTTTGACCCCCGAAGACAAGGCGTGGCGGATCTGCGGTCGAGTCAACTCTAAGAACTCGTATGGGGCTTACGCTGGCTACTCACCTTTTCTCGGCATGAAGTTTCCGCGTGAGGACGGTAAAGCTTTGTACGTCGTTGCGAGCGTTGGCGAGGGTGCGGGGTTGGTATGCGATAAAGCCGTGAAGTAACTCAGAACTTTAAAACAACAGCCGCCTTCGGGCGGTTTTATTTTGCCTGGAGAAAGGTATGGCTGGCTCCCTGGGCACGCTTACATTGGATTTGATTGCACGCATCGGTGGCTTCACTGGACCCCTGGATCAGGCTGGGCGAGCGGCGCAAAAGTCTTCCAAGGAAATCGTTGATTCAGCTAACCAGGCGAAGCTCGCTTGGAGCGCATTGGGCGAAGTAGCGGCGGGTGTAGTTGCGGGCCTCTCAGTGGCTAGCATTTTTGGCAGGTTTCTAACCGAGACCCGGAACGCGGAAAAGGAGCAAGCGCAACTAGCTGCAGTTCTCCAGTCGACTGGCCAGGCTGCCGGGTTCAACCGGGATCAACTGAACGACATGGCCGCCGCCATGGAGAAAGCGACCACGTTCTCGGGCGGTGACATCAATCAGGCGCAAACCACACTTCTCGCATTCTCAGGGGTGGTAGGCAACCAGTTCAATCGAGCGCTGCAAGCGGCCGCAGATATGGCAGCGCGGACGGGGATGTCCGTAAAAGATGCAGCGGAGACAATCGGTCGCGCATTAGACGTGCCTTCCAAGGGTCTGACAGCTCTGAGCAAACAGGGCTTTCGCTTCACAGACGAGCAGAAGAAGATGGCGCTCGCCATGGAGTCGACCGGCAATGTGGCGGGTGCGCAGGGCATCATCCTCCAGTCGCTTGAGGAATCGTACGGAGGCGCTGCCGCCGCCGCGCGCAAAACGTTTGGTGGCTCGCTGGAATCTTTACAGAACACGATTTCGGGTCTTCTGACCGGGGAAGGAAGCCTTGAAGGCGCGAGGACTGCGGTCGAAGCGCTGAACAAAGTTCTGTCTAAGCCTGAGACCAAAGAAGCTGTGGACGTGCTTGCACAGGCTGCAATTGTGTTGGCAGGTGTCCTGACGGTCAGACTGGCCGCCGCAGCTGCATCCAGTGCAACCGCTTTCTTGGGCGCCCAGCTTCAGGCCGCTCGTTATGAACTGACGCTCGCAAGGATGTCCGGGGTTTCAGCGGCAGCCGCGATTGGCATCACCTCGGTGGGAGTGGCCGCAAGGGCTGCTTCGGCCGCTATGGCGCTGTTGGGTGGGCCGGCAGGTGTTTTGATCACCGCCGGCGCGGCGCTAGCGTATTTCGTGGGCAAGGCCGACGATGCTCGCCAGTCCATCATCAACATCGGCACCCCCCTGGACGAATTGGTCGAGAAGTTCAGAACTCTAGGCCGCGACCAGAAAGTAGCTGAGCTCTCCAAATACACGGAAGAATTCGAAAGAGCCACGCAGGATCAGGCTGATGCGTACAGCACGCTGATGAAGCGTGTTAATCGAGACCTGGGCAGCTCTCTGTTTCCGAGGATTCGTCAAGAATTTGATGAGGCTTACGCTGCTGGTCAGCCACTCTCGGTAGTGATTGAAGACCTCTCTCGCCGCTTTCGACTGAAGCCGGAGGCGCTACAGACATGGGTCGCCCAAGCAGGAGCGGTAGCCGACGCAGGCGACAAAGCCTCCTATGCCGCCGACCTAGTGAAGCGGTTAACTGATGAGCTCAATAGCAACACAGCGGCCGCCTCAACGAATGCATCCACCGTCTCTGAACGCTCCAAGGTTTACGATGACCTCGCAAAGAAAATCAACGAGCAGTTGGTGGTTGCAGGCAAGCAGACCGAGGCTGATAAGCTCGAAGCCCGTATCAAAGCGGGATTGGTCGAGGGCTTAAAGGACGGTGAGGGCGAGCTTCTTGTCGCGATGCAGCGGCGAGCTGATGCCGCGAACAAGGCCGCTGCAGCAACGAAGAAAGCCGATACCGACGCTGCATCACATGCCAAGTCTGCCGCTGCATCCTTACAAAAGCGCGCCGAGGATGCCGAGGAAAGCTACCGCCGCCAGATCGCGCTCATCGACGAAACCAGCGGCAAGCAGGGCAAGGCTACCGAGGTCGCCAAGCTCGCCTTCGAACTGGAGACCGGCAAGCTCAAGGGCGTGTCCAGCGAGCGGCGCAAGGTGCTGCAGGGGTTGGCCGAGGAGCTCGACGCCAAGGTCAAGCTGCAGCGCCAGAATCGCGAAGACCTAAAGCTCGCCACCTACGCAGCCAACCTCAAGGACAGCAACACCGTAGTTCGGCAGGGCTTCCAGCTGGAGATCGCTGGCGCTGGCCAGGGCGATAAGCTGCGCGAGCGGATGCGCGACAACCTCGCCATCGAGCAGGACTTCGTCAAGCAGCGCGACGAGCTGTATCGGCAGTACAAGGAAGCGGATCTGCTCGGCGATCCAGACGCCGAAGAACGATACAGCAAGGAAACTGCGCTGCTCGAGGAGGCGCTGGCCGAACGGCTGGTCATCCAGCAGGACTATTACAACCAGCAGGACGAGCTGCAGCAGGACTGGCTCACCGGCGTACAGGATGCCTGGGCCAACTATGTCGACGCTGCGACCAACTATTCGGCCTTCGCAGCTGATGCGACGACGACCATGCTGGGAAGTGCTCGCAGCGAGTTGGGTGGTTTCCTGTCTGATGTGGCCACGGGGTCCAAGGACGCCGGTGATGCACTGGTGGATATGGTCAGCGGCTTCGGCAAATCCTTGATCGATACGCTGGCCGACATGGCGGCGCAGTGGCTGGTATATCAGGCCGTCCAATTACTGGTCGGCAAGAGCACGCAGTCGGTCGCGGCCATGGGCATGGTGGCAAATGCGCAGGCGACCTCGTTCCAAGCGCAGCTTGCTGCCTATGCATCCACTGCCGCGATCCCTGTCGTCGGCCCGGCCCTGGCGCCTGGTGCAGCGATGGCTGCAGCCATGGCCACGGCACCGATGGTGGCCGGTGTGGCATCCACATCCCTCATGGGTATGGCTCACAACGGCCTCGACAACATTCCGCGAGAGGGAACCTGGCTCCTCGATGGCGGCGAGCGGGTGCTGAACCCGAACCAGAACCGCGACCTGACCCAGTACCTGCGCAATGCGAATGAAGCTGGCGCGGGCCCCGGCGGAGGCGGCGGCATCACCATCCATGCGCCGGTCACAGTCCAGGCCCAGCCAGGCATGAGCGACGATGCCGCGCGTCGTCAGGGTGAAATGATGGCCAGAGGGCTGGAGGAGCAGATGGAACAGGTGATCTACAAGGCCACTCAGCAGGGCGGAATTCTCTGGAGGAAGTGATGGCAGAAACGTTCAGCTTCTGCACCCGGGTGGGTGCAACTGGCGAGATCAAGCAGCGAGTCTGGGAGAACGACTTCGGCGACGGCTACAGCCAGTCCGGTGGTACCGGGATCAACAACAAGACTCAGGAGTGGTCGCACAAGGCCGTGGGCAGCCTCGCCGCTGGCCAGGAGCTACGCCTGATGCGCGACTTCCTCGACCGGCACGAAGGCTACAAGTCCTTCTTCTGGACGCCGCCGGGCGGCACTCAGGGGCGGTACAAGGCCAACGGCTACAAGCTCGACCCGAAAGGCGCCGGGCTTTTCGAGATCAGCTTCACAATGAAGCAGACATTCACCCCCTACTGACCCCGCGCTGCGGGGTTTTTCTTTTTGAGGCCCCATGACATTCGAATCCGATATCCAGAAGCTCGAGCCGGGCAACCAGATCCGACTGTTCGAAGTGGACGCGACGCGCCTGGGCGGCAACATCATGCGCTTTCACGGTCACGCCCAAGAAGCCGACATCATCTGGCAGGGCCAGCTGTACTCGGCGATGCAGTTGGAAGCCAAGGGCTTCGACATCCGAGGCGATGGCCGACCTGCCACGCCGACTCTGCAGCTGGTCAACGAGATTGACGGGGTGCGGGGCGCCGTCACTGCGCTGTGCCTGGCGCTGAAGGACTTGGTTGGCTCCAAGGTGAAGGTCATCGAAACCTTCCGGCACTTCCTCGATGCGGCCAACTTCCCCGCCGGCAACCCAGAGGCGTCCAACCAGGCGCGCGAAAACCTCTGGTACATCGAGCAGAAGACCGATGAAGACCGACAGCAGGTGACCTTCCAGCTGTCCAGCCCTTTGGACATGGGCGGCGTCATGCTCCCGGCCCAGCAGATCACCAAGCTGTGCCGCTGGGCCTGCCGTGGGCAGTACCGGGGTGAGGCCTGCGCCTACACCGGCGCCGCCATGTACACCAAGCAGGACGAACCTACCGATAACCCGGCGCTCGACCGCTGCCCGGGGCGCTGGAAGAGCTGCAAGCTTCGCGGCAATACACGCCGCTTCGGCGGCTCCATGGGTGCAAGCCTAATCGTCAGTTCGAGGTGATCGATGCGTATCAACCAGTCGCTGCAGGCCGCGATCCGTGAGCATGCCGAACGCGAGTACCCGGCCGAAGCGTGCGGGGTGCTGATCACGACCGCCCAGGGGCGGGCATATGTGCCTTGCCGCAACCTGGCGAAAACACCGCGGGAGAACTTCCGCCTGCACCACGAGGACCTGGCGAACGCTGAAGACCAGGGCGAGCTACTGGCGATCGTGCACAGCCATCCTGATGCTGCGCCTACGCCCAGCATGGCAGACCGGGTGAGCTGTGAACTGCATGAGGTGCCTTGGGGGATCGTCGGCTGGCCAGGTGGCGACATGCAGTGGTTCAAGCCGTCAGGCTACCAGGCCCCGCTGCTGGGTCGCGAGTTCGCCCATGGCCTGCTGGATTGCTGGGCAGCCTGTCGCGACTGGTACGCCCGCGAGGCCGGCTTGGTGTTGCCGAACTTCGAGCGCGATGATCTCTGGTGGGAGCAGGAAGACGGCCCAAGCCTGTATGAAGCCAACTTTGCTGCAACCGGCTTCTACCAGGTAGATGAGCCCCAGCGCGGCGACATGCTGGTGTTTATGGTGCCATCGCCTGGACGGCCCTGCTTTCACCCTAATCATGCGGCTATTTACCTCGGCAGCCAGCCGGAGCTGATCAGCGAGCCGGCCGCGCGCCTGGGCGGCAGTGGGCCCTTCATCTACCACCACATGGCCGGCAGGGCCTCCACCCGCGAAGTCTACGGCTGGTCAATGGCCAACCGCTGCCGGCTGATCCTGCGGCATAAGGACTTTCAACCATGAAGCGCAAGGTGAAACTGTACGGGGTGCTGCGCAAGCACTTCGGGCGTGAATACGAATTGGATGTGAACAGCACGCGCGACGCCATTCAGGCGTTGTGCAACATGGTGCCCGGCTTCGAAAAGTTCCTGACCACGGGCGAGGAGCGGGGGCTGGTATTCACCGTGTTCTCCGGCACCCGCAACCTGTCAGCCGATGACTTGGACATGGTGGGCGACGACGCCGGAGACATCCGAATCGCCCCGATCATTCAGGGCAGCAAGCAGGCCGGGTTGTTCACCACCATCATCGGCGTTGTGCTCATCGTGGCTGGCTACTTCACCTTCGGTACCACCTCCGCCTATGGCGTGGCGATGATCGCTGGCGGTGCCGCGATGGCTGCAACTGGTGTTGTGCAGATGCTGTCGCCCACGCCGACAACTGGCAGCCTCGATCGCAACGAGGACGGCAATAACCCCAGCTACGGGTTTGGCGGTGCAGTCACGACGATTGCCCAGGGCAATCCCTACCCAGTGCTGTACGGCGAGCGCGAGATCGGCGGAGCCGTAGAGTCGGGGGGAATCTACCCGCAAGACCGGCTGTGAATATTGGCAACACACGACCCGCTTCGGCGGGTTTTTTCGTTTGTGGAGACTGGAATGGTCCAAGTATCGAAGCGCGCCCCGCAGCAGTCCCGCGCAGCACGTAAGCGCCAGGTTGTGGGCAGCAAGGGTGGGGAGAAGAAGCAGAAGCAGCCCAGCATCGCTTCCAACAGCGTTCCGTCCATCGCCGTTGCCCGCCTGCTGTACCTGTGGAGCTGGGGCCCCATTGTAGGGCCGGTAAATGGGCTGCGCTCCGTCAAGCTCGATGGCACTCAGGTCATGGCCGACGACGGCACCATGAACTATCCGGGCGTGAAATGGCAGTTTCGCTCCGGTGAGTTGAACCAGGAGCGTATGACTGGCATCACCGAGTCGAGCAACGAGATTGCTGTTGGCCAGTTGCTGCTGACCACCGCGCCCTACGTGCACACCATCAGCAACCCCATGCTGGATGCCGTGCGTTTGCGTTTCTCCTGGCCACAGCTCCAGCGCCAGGACCAGAGCGGCAACATTGATGGCGTGCGCATCGAGTATGCGATAGACGTGTCGACGGATAACGGCCCCTTCCAGCAAGTCCTGGCGTCCGAGGTCAACCGCAAGAACGTCACCAAGTACGAACGCTCGCACCGGATCGAACTCCCCGCCGGTTCTCGCTGGACGGTCCGCGCCCGTCGTATCACCCCCGAGGCCAACAGCTCGCTGACCCAAGATGGCATGTACGTTGAGGCGCTGTCGGAGGTGGTCGACAGCGACCAAGAGTACCCGCTGACGGCTGTCAGCTGCGTGGAGTACGACGCCGAGCAGTTCGGTGGCGATATCGCCAAGATTGCCGTATTGATGCGCGGGCGCATCGTGCGCGTACCTGCGAACTACAACGCAGAGACGCGGACCTACGCCACCAGCGGTGTCGGCACAACTAACGGGGTCTGGGATGGCACCTTCAAAGAGGCCTATACCAACAACCCGGCCTGGGTCTTCTATGACCTGGTGCTGCACCCTTATTACGGCCTGGGAGATCGCATTGATGCAAGTATGATCAATCGCTGGTCGCTGTATCGCATCGGGCAGTATTGCGACCAATTGGTGCCAGACGGCATGGGCGGCCAAGAACCGCGCTTCACCTGTAACCTGTACCTGCAGAAGCAGGCCGAGGCCTGGGCGGTGATCCAGGATCTGGCAGCCATCTTCCATGGTCTGGCCTTCTGGGACGGTAGCCAGATCACCGTGAACGCAGACCTGCCGCAGGATCCGGTCTACAACTACACCCTGTCACAGATCCTCGACGATGGCGCAGTCAAGTACACCGGCAGCAAGCTGCGCGAGCGGCATAGCCAGGCCATGGTGTCGTTCGATGACCCGGCGCGGGGGTATGACACCGACAAAGAGCCCGTTTTCGACGAGGACGCGATCGCTGAGTATGGGGTCCGCGAGATCTCCGTAGAGGCGGTGGGGTGCACCTCGCGTGGTCAGGCCCAGCGCGCTGGCCACTGGGCTCTGATGACCGAGCAGCTGCAACTCAGGGGGGCAACCTTCCGCGTCGGCCTTGATGGATACATTCCCAAGCCCGGCAAAGTCATTACCCTGTCCGATCCAATGCTGGCTGGCCGGGCGAACGGTGGGCGCATTACGGCCGTGAATGGCCGCATTGTGACTGTGGACCGTGACGTAGAGGTGCCCACGGGTGCACGCCTGCTGGTCAACCTCCCGAGCGGGAAAGCTGAGGCCCGTGTCATTCGGTCCGTAGCGGGCCGGCAGATCACCGTGGTAGCCGAGTTCAGCGAGGCGCCGCAGCCTGAATGTGCCTGGGTGCTGGACTTCGACGACCTCAAGGTCATGCAGTTCTACGTCCGCAACATCACCCGGCCGGAGTGGCACCAGTTCCAGCTGGAGTGCATCCAGTATGAGCCGGGCAAATTCGACGCCATCGACTTCGGTACCATCATCGATGATCGGCCCATCAGCGTGCTTCCGCCAGGCGTACAAGATGCACCCGCGCGCGTACTGATCGGCAGCCATTCCGCCGTGGATCAGGGCATTGCGGTCACCACCATGACCATCTCCTGGGATGCGGCGCCTGGTGCTGTGGCCTACGACATTGAATGGCGGTGGGGCTCCCGTGACTGGGTGAGGATGCCGAGAACTGGCCAGCTCACCGCTGATGTTCGTGGGGTCTACGCGGGTCTGTACTTGGCCCGCGTGCGCGCCATCAGCGCTATGGACGTGGCCTCTATCCCGACCACTTCAGCCCTGACGGAGGTTGCCGGTAAAACAACGCCACCGCCGGCGGTGACCTTCCTGCGCGCTGAAAGCTTGATCTTTGGGATCAAGGTCACCATCGGTTACCCGGCGGGCGCCAGCGATACGCAGCGTGCAGAACTTTGGTACGGGCCGGGCTCAGACCTGGCCGCGGCCACGAAACTGACGGATTTGGCGTACCCGCAGGCCGACCACACCCTGCAGGGCTTACGCGCTGGCCAGACGTTCTACTTCTGGGCGCGTCTGGTCGATCGCTCTGGCAACATCGGCCTTTGGTTTCCGGTCGATGCACCAGGGATTAAAGGTCAGGCCAGCGCCGACGCCGGTCCTATCCTCGAGCAGATTGCCAAGCAGATCGGCGAAAGCGAGCTCGGCAAGGAACTCACCAGCAAGATCGAGAAGATTGCGCTCATTGACGGCAACGGACCGGGGTCGGTGAACGAGCGCGTTGGAACCGCCAAGACCGAGCTGGCCAAGCAGATCAGCGAGGTGAGCAGCGCCCTTGGCACCGTGAAGGGCAACCTTGAGCAGCAAATCATGGCCGTCAGCGCGGACGTTTCCGCTGCCAAGACCGAGCTGCAGCAGCAGATTGCGAACGTCTCGGCCCTGGCCGGCTCCCTGCCATACCGCAAGGACAAGGCCTACAGCGTCGGCCAAAGCGCCTTGGGCAGTGATGGCAAGCTATACCAGGCCCTGAAAGCGGTACCGCTGAATACGCCACCGCCGAACACCACCTACTGGACCGATGTTGGCCAGGCGGTGGTGACTGCCAACGGCATGGCTGCGCGCGTTTCCAAGGTCGAGACCGATGTATCTACGCTGGATGGCAAGGTCACTGCCCAGGCATCGCAGATCAGCGGGCTGCAATCGAGCCTGACCACCACCAATGGCAACGTCTCGGCTGCCCAGCAGGCTGCTCAGGATGCGGCCACGCTGGCGGGCGGGAAGGGCAAGGTCATCGTTCAATCGGCAGCGCCTGCCGTCGCTGACCGCCTAACGCAGAATCTTTGGATCGACACCACCGGCAACGCTAATACGCCCAAGCGCTGGAATGGCTCGGCTTGGGTTGCGGTGACGGACAAGGTGGCCACCGATGCAGCAACTGCTGCCGCTGGCGCACTGGCTCTGGCCCAGACCAAAGCCGATGCCTCGGTAGTCAGCAGCCTGACCACCCGCGTCAGCGATGCAGAGGGCAAGCTCACATCGCAAGCCACCCGCATGGACGGCATGCAGACCAGCATCGACGGCAAGGCCAGCTCGCAGGCCTTGCAGCAGGTCACCAGCCGTGTGACGGCGACCGAGGACAAGGACAAGGCCCAAGATCAGCTCATCAGCTCGCAAAGCCAGGCGCTCACCTCGCTGACCGACAGCGTGAGCAAGAAGGCTGAGGCCTCGACGGTTCAGGCCCTAGGCAACGACGTAAAGTCGCAAGGAAACATTCTGTCGGCCCAAGGTTCGTCTTTGACCAAGATCGAAGCCTCCATCCCCGGCTTAGCGGGCGAGAACCTTCTTTACAACCCGTCTTTTGAACGCAAGGCCCCTGGTGATACAGGGCTTGCCGATGGGTGGTTGCAGACCGGCGCTGGCGGCACTACACGCATAGCCACGCTGGTGCCCTCGCAGTTGGCCCCAGCAGAGTTCGCGCAGCGTCTGGATGCTACTGGTCTAGGCGCTGGCGTATGGATCCGCTTGCAGACGACCGATGCGAAACGGGCCTCTGTTTCGGCAGGACAAGCCCTGACCTTCTCGGTCTACATGCGGGCCACACCTGGGCTCATTTTGCGCGCGGAGCTCTACTTCAGGAGGCCTGACGGAACCCCATCTGCTGGCGGCGCTGGAGTTGCAGGACTGAGTATCACCGCAACCGGATCGTTCCAGCGGGTGACCGTCTCGGGCATTACTCCGGACGATGCATCGATCTGCGCTGTGTATCCGGTGGCTTTCGGTACGGCAGCGGTGACATCTGGGTTCTTTGAGGCCGATCGCGCACAACTCGAAGCTGGCGAGGTTGCTACGGGTTGGCGAGACAGTGGCCAAGTCAACGCGGCAGATGCGGTGGCGAATGCTAGCGCCACGACGATACTGGCCGGCAGGGTCACCAAAAATGAGGAGGGAATCAAATCCACCAGTGAGCTGGCCACGCAGCTGGGCAACAGCCTAGTCACCACAAACGGTAACGTCGACAAGGCCCAAAGCGCTGCCCAGGCCGCGAATGATCTGGCCGGCGGGAAGGGCAAGGTCATAGTTCAGAGCCCAGCTCCAGCTACAGCAGATCGCCTGGCACAGAACCTGTGGATTGACACCACTGGCAATGCGAACACGCCAAAGCGATGGACAGGCACCACCTGGGCAGCTGTCACTGACAAAGTGGCGACCGATGCAGCGGCAGCTGCGCAGTCGGCACTTGGCCAGGTGGCTCTGAAAGCTGACTCGTCTGCGCTGCAAACCTTGGGTTCAACTGTCTCTCAGCAGGGGCAACAAATCCAGGCAGACGGCCAAGCTATCACACGCATTGATGCGTCGTTGAACCAGGTCAAGAGCGACACCGCGAGCAATGCCTCGGCAACCTCGGCGCTCACAGGGCGGGTTGGTGCCACCGAAGCAGGATTGACCAGTGTATCTGGCCAGCTCACTGAGGTGAGCAACAGCATCGGTACCGCCGGAGGGGAGAATCTGCTCTACAACCCCTCTTTCGAGAAAAGGGCTCAGGGCAACGCCAATCTTGCCGATGGCTGGACGTATACCGGCGCCGGTGGGACTACAAGAACCCCGTCGCTGGTGGCTTCGCAGCTGGTTCCTGCAGAACTGGCGCAGCGGTTGGACGTGGCAGGATTTGGGCGGAATTTATGGGTCAGGATGCAACCTGTCGACGCGAAAAGGGTATCGGTGTCGGCAGGGCAGACGCTGACCTTCTCAGTCTACATGCGTGGTACAGCAGGCCTGATTATAAGGGCTGAGCTTTACTTCAGGAAGGCGGACGGCTCCCCCGTAAATGGGACATTCGGGGCTAGTCTCACCGCAGGCAATGCATTCCAGCGGGTGGAAGTCACAGCCACCGTTCCTGCTGATGCAGTGTATTGCGAGGTCTATCCTGTGGCGTTTGGCATCGACTCTATTTCCACTGGCTTTTTCGAGGCTGACCGCGCCCAGCTCGAGCAGTCATCGCGCGCAACAGGATGGCGTGATAATGGGCAGGTAGTGATCGCTGAGCAGAGCGCCACGTCATCGGCGGTGGATACGCTCAACTCTGCGGTGAGTCAGCAGGCCGGTAGGATTGAAAGCGCGACCAGTCGCACCACTGCGCTGGAGAACACCGTCAACAGCTCCTCAAGCGGGCTAGCGACCAAGGCCAGCGCGGCCGCGATGAATACGCTTTCGGGGCGGGTTACAGCGACAGAAACGGGCCTCACGTCAGCCGGTAACAGCCTTAACCGGTTGAGTAGCCAGATTGGATCGATTGGCGGCACTGGGAGCAACCTGATTCCGGCAGAGTTCGCTACGTTCACCGCGTCGCCACCTTCGATGCACATGGCATCAACCTTGACGCTGTCCAGCGTGCAGGATGCAGCTGCGTACTCGGGTTATTTGATCAAGGCCGACTCCGCGTCCGGCCCGGCTTGGTTGTATCTGGCCGCTAGCGCCGGTGATTACAACCTCCGCCTGGTCGCTGGGCGACAGTACATTTTCTCGGTTTGGTCCAAGGGCAGCGCTGCTCATAGCGTAGGGGTTCGCTTGCGGTACCAGAACAGCGCCGGGGGAGCGGTTGAGGTAGGACTCTCAAGCGTAGATGTAGGCACCAGTCTCGGCCGCGTGAGTACGGTGATCACCATTCCTAGCGGCGTGGTGGGACCTGCCAGCATTGTGCTGTATACCCAGGCAGGCTCTGCAGCGGGAACCACATGGTTCGACGGCTTCATGCTCGAGGAAAAAATAGGTGAGGCCATAACCCCATCCGCTTTCACCCCTGGCACCTCAACGCGCCAGGCTGCTGGCCAAGCGCTTGCGGTATCGGCTTTGGATACCAAGGTCACGCAGCAGGGTGCCAAGATCGAGTCCGAGGCCAAGCGCACGGACGGGCTGTATACGTCAGTGGGCAACGCCAATTCAGCGATTCAGGATGAAACGACTGCTCGCGCCAGTGCCGACTCAGCCCTGAGCACTCGGATCAACACCGCCCAGGCGAAAGCCAATGAAGCGGCGGCGGCTGTCCAGAGTGAGGTTCAAGCGCGGGCCGATGCAGATGGCGCTCTGTCCAAGCGCGTCGACACGGCCCAGGCAACGGCGGGTAACGCCAATGCTGCTGTTCAGCAGGTCGCTACAGCGCAGTCCGACATGAAGGGGATGCTCAACGCGCAGTACACCATGCGCGTGCAGATCAACAACCAGATGGGCGTGCACCATTGGGGCGGGTTTGGCATAGGCATCAACGAGCAAAACGGGGTGGTGCAATCGGCCTTCGTGGTCTACTCGGACCAGTTCGTGCTGCTCAACGCCAACGGGGGAGGGCTTTCGTCGCCATTCTCCGTGGTTGGTGGGCAGACGTTCATCTCCGACGCCTACATCCGGAACGCGAGTATTGGCACCGCCAAGATCGCCAACGGTGCGATCGCCAACGCCCAGATCCAAGACGCGGCCATCACCAACTCGAAGATCGGCAACCTGCAGGTGGACACGCTCAAGATCGGTAACGAGGCAGTGACCATCCCCCGGTACGCTGGCTATGCCCCTCGCTTCAACTGCAACGGAAGTTGGCAGACGCCACTGACCATCACGTTCTACATGCCACAGCCTGGCATGGTCTACATCAACTACTGCTCGACGTTCCTCTCGAACGGTACCCAGTTCTATCAGTACCGCCTGGTCCTGGATGGAAACATGATCGCTGAATCCGTCGCGAACTGGTCGGACAGCTCCATCACCCTGGCTTCTGGTCAGTACGTGGGAGCAGGCCAGCACACGGTTGATTTTTCGATCCTGGGGGCGGTGGGCGTGGTGCTCTCCTATCAGAACCTTATGGTGCAAGGAATCATGAGATGACCCAGTCACCCCCTGCCGGGGAGGTAGTGCTCTACAACGAGCGCGGAGAAATCCGCATGCGCGGCTACATGTCCCAGCTCGAGGCGGAGCTCAACGCGAAGCGAACAGGACTCTCCTATCTATTCGCCCGGGCCAGCGAACTCGAGCAGTTCGTCAGCGCGGGCAAGATCGTGCCTCGACCCAAGATGGCACTGCAGCTGGTTGGCATGACCCTCAAAGGCGTGCCCGCCAATGCGGTGCTCAACATTGAAGGCGTGGAGTACACCGCCGATGGCAGTGACATCGAGTTGGGCTTCAGCCTGCCCGGCGAGTACGAGGTCGTGATCGACCTATGGCCTTACCAGAGCGAGGTATTGAGCGTTGAAAATCGAGCACAAAAGTGACCATGCCAAAGCCCGGGCCACTGACTACCCGGCGATCGAGGAACAGCTGGACATGCTTTGGCACGCGATGGACCAAGGAACAATGCCCAAGGCCGAGCCGTTCTATTCAACGATCCAACGAGTAAAGCAGCAGTACCCCAAGACCTGACAGTCAATCACCCCTCAAGCCCGCCACGCGCGGGCATTTTTTTGCCTGGAGATAACCATGCCCTACGTAGCCATCAACCTGACCAACGATTACGACCCTGACAACAAGACCCGCTTCACCACCCTGGAACAGGCCAAGGAGCGTATCCAAGCCGGCCTGCGCCAGTTTCCCAGCCACCGGTTCGTTACAGCCGAGCTCCTCGAGGAGTTCACCGCCGAAGTCGTTATCACTGGCAGCGAGCCAGCCAAGCCCGATCCGGTACCGGACGAGAGCACCGAGGCCTGAGCCCCACGCTTCACCATACAGCCCGCCCAGTGCGGGCTTTTTTTCGCCTGGAGAAACCTATGACTACACCCCGCGGTGTCCGCAATAACAACCCAGGGAATATCGATTACAACCCTCGCAACGCCTGGCAGGGGCAGCTGGGCCTTGAGGTGGGCGTGGCCAAGCCTCGCTTTGCGCGCTTTGACCATCCAGAAAACGGCATCCGCGCTCTGGGCAAGCTGCTGCTCAACTACCGGGGCAAGGATGGGATGCCCGGCGTTGGCCGGCCTGGTATCGACACCCCGCTGGAGTTCATCAATCGCTGGGCGCCGGCGAGCGAGAACGACACCAATGCCTATGCACAGGCCATCGCCAAGCGCCTGGGCGTCGGCGTGCGCGACTCGATCGACATCTCCAAGCCGCAGATCCTGCGCGAGCTGGTGGTGGGCATCATCGTGCACGAGAACGGCACCAATCCGTATCCGTCGACGCTGATCGATGAGGGAATCAGGCGAGCCCTGGCATGAGCCCCTGGGTTGGCTTGGCGGTTGCCGTGGTCCTGGTGACCAGCCACTGGGGCGCCTATGAGCACGGCCGGAGTGTAGAGCAGGCCCAGGCCGGTCAAGTCTCGGCCCAGCGTGATACCGGCGACCGTCTTGCCGAGGTGCTTGGTGAGCGTAGTGCCCGTCAGCAGGAACATCAACGCGCCCAAGCGCAGGAGGAGGCGAGAGCCCATGGTCATGAGGAAAGATCGATTGCGAATGCTGGCGCTGTTGATGCCGATGCTTCTGGTCAGCGGCTGCGCGACGACGGCGCCAACTTTGCCGCCGCCGTCAGTTGCCCCGGCACGGATACCGCCGCTGTCGCCCGAGGCCAGGCAGCCACCCGCGCCGCCATGGTGCTCTCCGACCTGCTCACACGGTCTGTCGAAACGAATCGAGAGTTGGCGAAAGCTTATGACGAATCCCGAATAGCAGGCGATCAGTGCCGGCGAGAGTATGATGGATTAGCGCAAGCTGAGCGCCGTGAAGGGGCCCTTACCGATCACTAATTCGGGCAGAGCCTGGTGGCGGTTCGTTGAGGAATGCCCAGAACAAACCCAATTCGGAAACGGCCGCCACAAAGCCTTTGAAGTCGACCGGCTTCACGACGAACGAATTTACTCCTAGCTCATAAGCGCGAGTGAGATCGGATCCCATCTTAGAGCTAGTCAGCATCGCTACAGGGATCGTGCGGAGGTGTTCAGTCGCCCGTATTGTCTCCAGAACTTCAAGCCCGTCCATTTTGGGCAGCTTAAGATCCAGCAAAACCACGGCTGGATTCGCCTCGGCTCTATCTGCGAATTTCTCTCGGCGAAGCAGATAATCAAGCGCTTCTACACCATCACGAGCGACTACAACCTCATTGGCTAACTGGCTGCGCTCGAGCGCGATCAGAATGAGGTCAAGGTCGCGCTCGTCATCTTCGACGAGCAGTATTGGTTTAAGCATAAAGGCCTCTGGTGTTTATCCGTGCATGCTACCAGTCCTTGGTATTGGAACGGCAGATCATGATGCCTGAGACTCTCATCGAGTGTGGCTAACCCAGGCAGCGGCGCTTGAGCCAAGCCGAGTAGCGGGCCTGGCGTGTGAGTCTGTCTATAATGCCCTGACCGAATAAGGGTATCCCCAATGGACAAGGATGAATTTGCCGCTGCCGTTGAGGCAGGCGAGCCACTGATCGCGCAGTCCATGGAAGCTCTCAAGCGGTACTGGGAGGCCAGGGACTATGGAGCGCCGGCCGAGGAGGTAGAGCGTCTGCGACTCCATTCCGAGTCCTTGGCCCAGGCGGTTTCTGATTACCAGCTTCACACCGTCGCCAAGCTGCGGGGCCAGAAACTACCCCCGCTGCATTAGCATTCCCATCAGCCCAAACAAGGAAGGAAGAAAATTGTTCCAGTGGTAGCAATTTTGGTCAGAGTATCAGAGGTACTCACAAGATCATTCACTCTGCCGATAGTATCGAAAACACGGCCGATGAAGCCCTTAGCCTCTTCACTTTGATCATCAATCTGAATGCGCCTGCGATTGATGGCCCCAACGATCTCGTCAAGCATCCGATCAAAAGCAGCTGAGCCGTAAATCTTGAATTGGGTGAGGCCGCTCCTGAGTCTCTCCAGGATATCAGCAAAGAATGTTCTTAGATCTTCGTCAAGATCCGCTTTGAGGCAATCTTCGATCAAGGCTTCCACACTGGAGGCCAATGCCGAAGCAGTCACCATGTCGGAGCGGTGGGAGGCTGCAGCAGAGTTAGACAAAAAATGATCTGCGTACTTGAGTCCCATGATAAGCGCGTCGTCAATTTTATGCGACTGATGCCTCCAAGGTGCTGTGAGGTTCAGATCTGCCAAAATTTCGTCAATCTGCTTAGTGGGTGACAGGTACATGTCTTTTTCACCAAAGACATGCAGCTCAATCGCTTGCTTAGCACGCGCATTCAGTTCTGCAATAGATACAATAGATCTGCTGAGACCAACCAGATCTGTTGGATTCTGACCTACTGCTCTGGCAAGCACGTTTAGCGTAGACGCATCGCCGGTGTGAGCTCGCATGTTCTGCAAAATGCGTAGTAGAAGGGCAGCTGGGTTTGAGGGTGTGTCCATTCGGTTTCCGTCTCCGCATTCTCAAGGCTGTCATTAAGCTGCCATAACCCAGCCAAAACAGCCCAATTTGACACAAAAAAGGCACTTGCGATATTCGCTAAGTGCCTGTTTTGAAAGGATTATTTGGTGGAGCCGGGGGGATTTGAACCCCCGTCCGCCAGTACTCCGCTGTCGGTACTACATGCTTAGCCGTGTCTACTGAGTTAATCCGCAGCCGCCCGACGGGCAGGGTGCTTTGGACGAGTTGGGTAAGTTTTAGTCGCTTTGCCCCCAACGTGCTACACGACGATCCTGTTCTGTATGACAATCACTTCGGGTTTACAGGCATCCCCTGGTGATTGCTGGAGCCGAAGCTACCAGGAGAGCGGGCTCAGCTGCTTACGCAGCGAGAGCGTAGCCCTCGTAGTTTTCGTCATTGGCAACTATAGAAAGTTGCAACAGTGGATTTACGAGTTCTGTTACCAACTCGGCATGCACCTAGAGTTTCGCTACCGGCGTCGAATCCTAATCGGCCCCACACTAGCTCTAAGCTAACGCACCTTACGGCACGTGAACCGGAGTATACGGCATTGCGCGGGCGGCGTCGACAGCTGAGCGCTCACCCGCGCGATGCATCAGGCGCCGCCGCTGCTCGAGCCGCTGCCTTTGTTGGTGTTTTGCAGCGTGGTCAGGGCTTTTTGAGTGATTGCAATGCACTCCTTGTCATTGCCTTTTGCCTGGGCAGCTTTGGCCTTGGTCACTTCATCATCGATTTGCGTTTTGAGGCCTTCCGAGGTGGCTCCGGCGGTGGCCATGGTGTCGTTGATTTCCTGCAGGTTCAGGGCGCACAGGTCTTTTTCGGCAGCGAAGGCCGGCGAAGCGAGCAGGGTAGCGGCCGCGAACAGGGCCGAAAGCGCGGTACCTTTCATGGGAGTCTCCTCTGTGGCCTCTGGTAGGTGGGCCTGTAAAGGTGGACTGTGCCGTTTGGCTGACAGTTCCGTTTTGATGGTGGCGGGATGTTGCTGGAGAGCAGAGTGGGAAGGGGCCGCTTTGCGGCCCATCACGGCCGGTCCGGCGCCCCGGCGAGGCCGCTCCCACAGGGGAAAAAGGGGGGGCGGCCTCGCTGGGGGGTTAGGCTACTGGGCAGGCGGTTGGACGGGTGCCGTCTACGACTTCGTTGTAGGGCGCCTGGTCGCGGTCGCGTAGGACGTAGTCGAGGATGACCGAGGTGACGCGCACGCGGTAGTCGTCGAAGATCTTGTCGCGGCCGGCGCGTTGGGAGGAGAGGTGGGGGGTGACGTTGATGCATGGCACAACGGCTTCGTCGTCGCGACAGGGGGTCACCGACATAAACTTCATGTGTGTACGGGTACTCGGCAAACAACCTACAGAGAGGAAC